CTGTTAAGGACACCGAAGTTCAGGCAGAGAGTAGTTCAGAACAAAAAGAAGAACCAAAAGCCGAAGCACAAGAAGAAGCTACAGACGATGACCTAAGTGCAGAAGAAAAAACATTTAAGCAACGTTACGCTGACATTCAGCGACACATGCAAGACAAAGCTGAAGAGCACAAGAGAGAAATAGAAAAGCTGAAAGGTCAGCTAGACTCAGCAGCTAAGAATGAACTTGTTCTTCCTAAGAGTGATAAAGAGATAGAAGCTTGGTCTAAGAAGTATCCTGATGTGGCAGGTATAGTGGAAGCCATAGCAGATAAGAAAGCACAAGAGCGTTCACTAGATATAGACAAACGTTTGAAGGAAGTAGAAGAGTTACGTATAAATGCTAAACGTGAAAAGGCTGAGGCTGAGTTACTGAGCATACACCCTGACTTTCAAGATATACGTGCAAATGATGAGTTTCATGGATGGGCTAAGGCTCAACCTAAGTGGGTGCAAGACGCACTCTATGAGAATGTTGATGATGCTAAATCTGTAGCAAGAGTAATTGACTTGTATAAAGCAGATAATAACATCACTACAAACAAACGTGACACTAGCGAAAAAGATGCAGCCAAGGCTGTAAAAGCCCGTGTTCGTAATACACCAGAGGCTGATGAAAGTAAATCATACCTTCGTGAGTCTGAGGTTAAAAAGATGTCCACTAGGGAATACGAAAAGCGTTCAGATGAAATTATGGAAGCTATCCGTAGTGGTAAGTTTATTTATGATTTATCTAAATAATTGCTTGACAACTAAAAAATCATAAGTATAACTACTAACATGATAAGAGTGACTTATGTGTCACTCTATCGTGACTAACACTAAGCCACAACAAAGAACTACCCTGAAGTATAGGCCCAACGCTATGAAGTCGGCCAACTGATTAGCATGTTGATACCCTAATATGAACGGCCTCTTTTGTGGATATGACGTGTACATTTTAACATAGCCATATCTATATAAGGAGAAACACAATGGCTTTCGCAACAGCAGCAGGTTATGGCAATTTACCCAATGGTAACTTTTCGCCAATAATCTATTCCAAGCAGGTACAACTTGCGTTTCGCAAGAGTGCCGTAGCTAATGCGATTACAAACTCTGATTATTTCGGAGAGATCGCAAATCAAGGTGATACTGTGAAAATTATCAAGGAGCCAGAAATTTCTGTATCCTCATACTCTCGCGGTACTCAAATCTCAGCACAAGACCTAGATGACGAAGAGTTTCAATTAACTGTCGATAAAGCTAACTATTTTGCTTTTAAGATGGACGATATTGAAGAAGCTCATAGTCATGTAGATTTTATGCAACTTGCAACAGATCGTGCAGCATACAGACTTGCTGACCAGATGGACCAAGAAGTTCTAGGCTATCTGTCAGGTTTTAAACAGTCTTCACTACACACTGATGCTGATACAGTAAATGACGTGGTAAACGGCACTAAAGCTGTATCAACTGCAGGTTCAGACGAACTTCTTACTTCTATGAAGTTAAAGAAAGGTGACTTTGGAAACATCACTACATCTTCTGCTGGTGATCATTCAATTCCATTGAAACCACGTCTAGGTGGCGCAACTGCTGCCGATACTGCAACAGCAACCCCATTACAAGTTATTGCTCGTATGGGACGCCTTTTAGATCAACAACAAGTTGATACAAGAGGTAGATGGTTGGTTGTTGACCCTGTATTTGTAGAACTACTCAAAGACGAAGACTCACGTATGTTAAATGCTGACTTCGGTGGAGCAGGACTACAGAACGGTTTGGTATTGAATAACATTCACGGTTTCCGTATGTATACTTCATCAAACCTTCCTCATGTAGGAACAGGTTCAGGAACAACAGGTTCGGCTAACCAAAACTCAAACTTTGGTGTAATTGTAGCTGGTCATGATTCTGCAGTAGCAACTGCAGAGCAAATCAACAAGGTTGAAACTTATCGTGATCCAGACTCATTCAGTGACATTGTTCGCGGAATGCACCTATATGGTAGAAAGATTCTTCGTCCAGAAGCAATCGTTACTGCCAAGTACAACGCAGCGTAAGGGGGGATTGAATAATGGCTACTTATGACATGACTTCAAAAGCCACTGTTGGTGTTAATTCAGACAGCAGTGCAACAGCTACCTCTCGCCATCAAGCAATGGGAATGTACATGCGTGAAGCACGTCTTGACATTGCTAAGTTGGTTGCAGCAGGGTACTCAAACGCAGATGGAGACATCTTCCAACTTCTAGAAATACCAGCAAATACACTAGTATTGTTTGCAGGTGCTGAAGTCGAAACTGCTTTTAATGGTACTTCACCAACTGTGGATATTGATTTCGCAGCAGGTGATGACATTGTTGATGGTGGTGACGTTTCTTCTGCAGGCTTCTTGGCCTCAGGATCAAACGGTCAGGCTATGGTTGTTGGAACAGGCTCTGCCTCAACTTTCACACAGCACGTAACAACTACAGACACAATTGACGTTAAGTTGATTGCTGGTTCTGCAGATGTTACTTCTGGTATCTTACGTGTTATGGCATGTTGCATTGACACAGGTACTCGAGGACGTGTAGCTGCTGATGAAGTAGATAGAGATTTTCTTGCGTAACATAACCTAAAAGTGGGGGGCTGGGAAACTAGCCCCTCTACGTACATCTAAAGGGCATCAATATGGCTACTACATATCTTACACTTGTTAATGAACTATTACGTAGATTAAATGAGGTTACTCTAGACACTGCAGGTGATGGTTTTACAACTGTACGTAATGTACAAGCTTTAGCAAAAGATGCAATCAATAATAGTATTAGACTCATTGTTCAAACTGGACAAGAGTTTCCTTTTTTAAAAACAACACAAACACAAACACTTACTGCAGGTACTAGACAGTATAGTTTTCCTAGTGATTACTCTAGCACAGATTGGGATACATTTTATCTTAAAAAATTAACTGCTAAAGATAATGCCCCTGTGAGACTAAGACCAATCAGTTACGATGACTATATTCAAAACCACAGAAATATTGATGACACAGGTAATCAAACAGACGGAGATAGTGCTCCAATATATGTATATCAAACACTAGAAGAAAAGTTTGGTGTGACTCCTGTACCAGATGCAGCATACGAAGTAGAATACATCTACTGGTCTTTTCCCAGCGACTTAACTAATTTTAACGATACATCAGTTATACCTGATAGATTTAACCACGTTGTTATTGATGGCGCTATGATGTTTATGATGCGTTTTCGTAGCAACGAACAAAGTGCTGCTATGCATCAAAACAATTTTGATCAAGGTATAAAACAAATGCGTAGAGTTTTAGTTGACGATCCACTTGTTATAAGATCAACAGTATTAACAAGAACAAACACAAGTACGTTTGGGAGATTTATTTAACAATGGCAGATAATCTAGCCTCGTTTAAGATATTCTGTCAGGGTGGGCTAAACACTAGTAGAGATGTTTTATCCCAAGGTGAAACTGCACCTGGTTCTGCTATAAAACTTACAAATTATGAGCCATCTGTTACTGGTGGTTATCGTAAGATAAATGGGTTTAGTAATGATTTTGGTACAGTAACAGGTACAGGAAACGTTCTTGGAGTCTGCGTAGTTAATGGTATCAATGATGGCGTGCTAGCTTGTCGAACTCCCTCTAGTGGTAATAATTATTTACATAAATACAATAACTCTACAAGTGCATGGGATGCCATAACTACGTCTGGTTCACCTACTATGTCAGGTGTAACAAAAGTTAGATTTACTAAATATAATTTTGGTAGTCCAAAGGTAATACTTACAGATGGAGTGAATCCTGCAGCTACATATGACGGTTCAACCTACACTCAGATAACACACGCTAGCGCCCCTGATGATCCCAAAGTGTCTGCTGTATTTCAAAACCATATGTTTTTGGCAGGTGACCCCAATGAGGATACTAATTTATACTTTAGTGCTCCTTTAGCAGAGACAGACTTTAGTGCTGCTAATGGCTCTGGTGTAATAAATGTAGGTTATCCTATAGTAGCTATAAAGACATTTCGTAATGCTTTGTTTATTTTTGGCAGTAACAACATTCGTAAGCTTGTTGGTAATAATATTTCTAATTTCGTATTAGAAACTGTTACAGATAATCTTGGATGTTTAGCTACAGATAGCGTTATAGAGATAGGTGGAGACTTACTATTTCTTTCACAGGATGGCTTACGCCCTATCTCAGGCACAGATAAAATAGGCGATGTAAATCTAGAAACAGTATCAAAAGACATCCAATCAGTTTTTACAGATGTTGTTTTTGATATTGACTTAGATGGCTTAAACGCTGTTGTTATCAGAGGTAAAACACAATTTAGATATTTCTTTGCTGCTGCTGATACGCAAGGTGTTATAGGTGGATTTAGACAAACACCTAATGGGCTACAGTTTGAGTATGGTCAATTATTAGGTATTACAGCTACCTGTGCAGACAGTGGTTACATAGGACAAAACGAATTTGTATTACATGGAGATAGTACAGGCAAAGTTTATAGACAAGAAAAAGGTAATAGCTTTGGAGGAAGCGATATATTCAGTGCTTTCCAAACTCCTTATTTGTACATGCAAGATCCAGAGCAACGTAAAATATATTATACTATAGCAACTTATTTACGTTCTGAAGGTGATAATGAAATATTAATGTCAGCAGTATATGATTACGAAGATGTAAATGTATTAAACCCCAATGACTTTACAATAAGTAATGAAAATGCTGCTGCTTATTATAACGAAGCTGCGTATGCTGCTGCTGATGCTACTAGTGGTGCTGTTTACGATGGTAGTCCTGCGCCTATACGAAGAACAAATGTGTCAGGATCAGGAAAATCAATTTCAGTAAGATATGTTACAAATGACACAAAACCGTCACACAGTATACAAGGTTTAGTAATTACATTTGGGGTAGGAGATAGGTTATAACATGGCAGGTTATTCAAGACAATCCGCATCAACTATACAGCCTAATGAGGTCATTAAAGCTGCACCAGTAAACGCAGAGTATAACGCAATACGAGATGCGTTTGCTTTGTCTGGCGGTCATAAACATGACGGTAGTTCTACTGAAGGTGCGTTCGTACCTATCATAGCTGATACTGATGCTTTAAACAAAATAGCGGTAGACACTAGTAACAATAGACATGGGGTGTTTGTTGAGGTTTCTTCTTCAGCAGTTGAACAGATTAGGTTTCAAGACGGTGTAATTGTACCTGTAACAGATAACGATATAGACTTAGGTACGAGTTCTGTAGAGTTTAAAGATCTATATCTGGATGGTACAGCTACGGTAGATACACTTCAAGTAGACGAGAACGCCACAGTAACAGGTAACCTTTCTGTAAATGGAAACACTACACTTGGTAATGCAGCTACAGACACAGTTACGGTAACTGCTGATATTGCTTCTGCTCTTCTACCTTCTGCAGATGATACACATGACTTGGGTGCTACAGGTTCTGAGTGGCGTGATTTATACATAGATGGGCAAGCTAATATAGACACTCTTGCTGTCGATGCAAATGCTACGGTGGCAGGTACACTTGTAGTGACAGGAGCTACTACATTAAATGGCGGTCTTGTCATGGACTCAGATAAGTTTACCGTTGCGGATACAAGTGGTAACACTTCTATTGGGGGTACTCTTACAGTTGCAGGTGCAACTACATTAGCTGCTACATCTTTTGGTGATGCAAATATTACCAACGTAGGAGACATAGCGTTAGACAGTATTAGTGCAGATGGTAGCACAATTACTATTACTGGTAACACTACATTTGCTGATGGTTCTTTTGATTTCAACATAGCATCTCACGATGGTACAAATGGACTTGCTCTTGGTGGCACGGTAGTAACTGCTACTGCTGCAGAACTAAACATCATGGATGGAGTGACTGCAACTACTGCTGAACTTAATATTATGGATGGTGTTACAGCCACTACTGCAGAGTTAAACATACTTGATGGGGTAACTTCAACAGCAGCAGAGTTAAATATATTAGACGGTGTTACTGCCACTGCTGCAGAGCTTAATACCCTAGATGGCATTACAGCAGTTGTTGGCGAACTTAACGCACTAGACTTAGGAAGCACAGCAGTTGGTACAGCCATAGCATCTAAAGCTGTAGTGTTAGACTCCAATAAAGACTACACAGGTATTCGTAACTTTACAATAACAGGCAACTTGACTGTAGGGGGTACTACCACAGTTGTAGATACTGTTACTATGAATGCACAGAATGCTGTGGTATTTGAAGGTGCTACTGCTGATGATCACGAAACTACACTTACTATTGTAGATCCTACAGCAGACCGCACAATCAATTTGCCAAATCAAAGTGGTACTATTCCTGTACTAGCTGCAGTAAGTGCCACTCAAATTAGTGCTACTCCTGAAGAGTTAAACATCATGGATGGTGGTACATCTGCCACATCTACTACACTTGCAGATGCAGATAGAGTTGTAGTTAATGATGCAGGGACTATGAAGCAGGTAGCCCTTACTGACTTTGAAACATATATGGAGACATCTTTAGATACTCTCAGTAATGTAACTACAGTAGGTGCGTTAAATAGTGGTAGCATCTCAAGTGGCTTTGGTGCTATAAACAATGGCTCAAGTGCTATTACTACAACAGGCACTGTAACTTATGGTAGTTTGTCAGACGGAACTATAACTATTACAGGCTTTGTTGATGAAGACGATATGTCATCTAATAGTGCAACATTAGTTCCTACACAACAGTCAGTAGAAGCTCGTATCCAAGCTGTAAACGGAGCTTCTAATAATGTAACAGGTCTTAATGCTACAGGTGCAGAGCTTAATACTGTGGCAGATGTATCAGCGATTAGCCCTGATACTTCTACAGCAGTAGCAAACAATGATGCAATACTTATGTTTGATAATTCCGCTACTGGATTAAAGTATTTTGATGTAGACTTACTTGATACATACTACGCACAGACAAGTAAAACACTAACAAATAAAACTCTTACTAGTCCTGTTGTGACAGGTTTACATCTTAATGACGCAGGTTTTACTGTAGAAGGTTCTAGTGCTGATGATAATGAAACTACTATAGCTTTTACTGACCCAACAGCAGATAGAACTATTACATTCCCTGATGCTACAGGTACGATTGCTTTACTAGCAAGTCCTACTTTTACAGGAACACTAACTGCTCCTACCATAAATGCATCGACTGCTTTACAAATAGGTGGAGTAGCAGTAACATCTACAGCAGCAGAATTAAACATACTTGATGGTGTTACATCTACAGCAGCAGAGTTAAATATATTAGATGGTGTAACAGCAACTACTGCAGAATTAAATCACGTAGACGGTGTAACCTCTGCAATACAAACACAATTAGACGCTAAGGCATCAACTGGTAAGGCGATTGCAATGGCAATGGTATTTGGATAATAAAGGAGTTTTTAAATGGCAAATCCAAATGTAGTAGCAGTCACTAGTATTCTAGCTAAAACAGTGCTAGATGCTGATGTTGCTGCAAGCGCAGTTACGTTATTAACGTGTGCATCAGATAAATTATGTAAAATTAATTCGTTAATTATAGCCAACATAGATGGCACTAACTCTGCTGATATAGACGTGTTTATTACACGATCTAGTGCAGATCACTATATAGCTAAAGGTGTAACAGTTGCAGCAGGAAGTACATTGTTGCCAATTGATAAAAACATGGGGTTATACTTAAATGAAAGCGATATACTAAAAATACAAGCAAGTGCAGCAGGAGATTTGTCTGCTGTTCTTTCATATGAAGAAATAGATGACGCTTAATAGAAAGTAGCTTAATGAAAGCTTTCGGTAATATTGAAAAAGACAGCCAGGTTAGGGCAGTAGCCTCTGATGCTATATCTAGTGGTAAGCCAGTAGTTATAAACTCTGATGGAACTGTGAGTGAAGTTTCAGGAGTAACTGAGGCTTTGGGAACAGAGAGTGCTTTTAATGCAATAACTTCTGCTTTTTTTACTACTGTTTTTGATAGCTCTAATAACAAGCATATAATTGTTTATAGAACTAGTTCTAACATGAGATACGTAGTTGCAACGGTAGCATCGGATGGTGGTGTTAGTTTTGGCACTGATGCTGTAGCAGAAGCAAGTGATAACCAACAAATTGCTTCTGTTTTCGATAGCACAAATAATAGAATTGTTGTTGTCTATAGACGAGGTGATGACAGTGATCATGGTTATGCAATCGTTGGTTCTCTGTCAGGAACTACTGTAACTTGGGGAAGTCCTACAGAATTTAATAACGCAAGTGTTACAGGGTTAGGTATTTCTTTTGATAGCACATCAGGAAAAGTTGTTATATGCTATAGAGATCAAGGTAACTCAAACTTTGGCACAGCTATTGTGGGAACGGTATCTGGTACAAGTATAAGCTTTGGCAGTGAAGTTGTTTTTAACAGTGCCTCTACAAACAAAGTTAGACCTGTTTATGACAGTACTAATGACAAAACAGTTATTTTATATAGAGATGATGGTAATTCAAGTCATGGAACCGCAATAGTAGGAACTGTCAGTGGTACATCTATAAGTTTCGGTTCTGAAGTTGTTTTTGAAGCAGCATCTGTAAGTCATTTAGGTGGGGCATTTGATAGCGATACTGGTAAAGTGGTTGTCGCTTATCGGGATGACGGCAATAATAATGATGGCACTGCTATTGTCGGTACAGTTTCTGGTACAAGCATAAGTTTTGGTACGCCTGTAGTTTTTGATGATGACGGAGACTATGGAGAGAACACAGCTAACTCAGTTATATACGATAGTAACGCTAAAAAAGTACTTGTTGTATATCCACGTACAGTAAGTGGAAGTTTTTCAAATCGTGGTTTTGTGTTTCCGTTAAGTGTTTCTGGTACAACAATTGTTGCTGATACAGGGACAGATTTTGCAGGAGCAACAGTAGTTTACCCTGCCATATCGTTTGACAGCAATGTAAATAGAAATCTTATAGCTTTTGGTGATGCTGGTAATAGTGAATTTGGAACAGCAGTTTCTTATAGACCTGCTTCTACAACTCTTACTTCAGAAAACTACATTGGTATGTTGAGTGGTGTGGTTACAGGCGAGGTAGGTTCTACTGGCACAGCAGTATCGTTTGAGTCTGGTACTACTACCCTTTCTCATGTTGCTTTTGACAGCAGCAATAATAGAGTTGTTATTGCGTATTCAGATGGAGGTAACTCAGACAAAGGCACTGCTGTGGTTGGAACTGTAAGCGGCACAAGTATAAGTTTTGGTTCCCTTGTAATTTATGAACAAGGTGGCACTGCTAATATAGACGCAGTTTTTGATTCTTCTAACAATAAAGTAGTTATTGTTTATCAGGACAATGGAGATTCAGGTAGAGGTAAAGGCATTGTTGGTACGGTAGACTCTTCTGATAATTCAATTTCTTTTGGTTCAGCTACTCAATTTAATGAAGGAGCAAACAATGCTTTTGACGTATCAGCCGCTTTTGACAGCAGCAACAATAAGGTAGTTATTGCATATAGAGATAATGGAAACAGTGATTTCGGAACGGCTGTTGTAGGTACGGTCAGTGGAACAAGTATATCCTTTGGAACACCAGTTGTATTTGAAAGTGCAAATTCACAACAAACATCTGTAACTTTTGATAGCTCTAATAACAAAGTTGTTATTGGTTATAAAGACACAGGTAATAGTGATCATGGCACAGCAATCGTAGGTACGGTCAGTGGAACAAGCATATCTTTCGGTAGTGCTGCTGTATTTAACGCAGGAGAAACATCTCAAATAGTAGGAACTTTTGACAGCAGTAATAATAAAGTAGTTTTGGCCTATAGAGACAATGGAAACTCCGATCAGGGTACAGCTATAGTAGGTACGGTATCGGGTACTTCTATAAGTTTTGGAAGTGAGGTTATTTTTAATACAGCTAATACACAGGGTACAAGTGCAGTTTTTGACACCAATACTAACAAAGTACTTATTTCTTATGAGGACAGAGGAGACTCAGATAAAGGTAAATTTATTGTCGGCACTGTTTCTGGTACTTCTATAAGTTTTGATACTGAAACTGGTTTTAGTGGGTCTAATGCTGTGTTTCAAACAGGAGCAGCATTTGATAGCAACGCTAACAAGGTGGTTATTGCTTATGCAAATGACACAGATTCAAGTGACAGGGGCGAGGCTATTGTAACTAGTATAGATAGCATTAGTAGAGCACAAATAGCAAACGGTGGCAAAGCAGTAATAGACTCAACAAACACAATATCAAGAAATCAAAGGGGGCTTACAGCAGGACAAACTTTATTTGTACAAACAGATGGCACATTAAGTGAAACAGCAGATGATCCCTCAGTAACAGCAGGAACTGCTATATCAGCTACGGAATTAATAGTGAAAGGTTAAAGAATG